TTTCTCAGTGTTGGACTAACCATGCATATGCTGGTGACTACAATCCGTTTCATGACCACGGTGTTAAGACTGTTGCTGGTCTATCGGGTTTCCTATGGTTGAAAGTTCCTCAGTGTATCCAAGATACACCAGACGTTCCTAATATTAAGGGTGCCTCAGGTGCTGTTGATGGGTGGACTCATTTGTGTTGGGGTACTAACACTATGCGTGATCTTATGCAGCTTAGACCACAGACAGAGGATTACATTAAACCTACTGAAGGTGCTATGTTGATTTTCCCACAGTGGTTAAAACATCAAGTGTTGCCGTTCTTTGGTGAGGGTGAAAGACGCTCAATTGCAATGAACTGGAATGTAAATGACTCTGAAGCAGAGAAGAAAAAGTATATGTCAGATCGTGAAGAGAGTTTATATGATGATAAGAAAGGATCAGAAAATTCCTGATTACAAATATAACGAAGGTGAAATTCTTTCTGAATTGAAAGAATACATCGACTCCACTTATGATGGACACTATAGCAAGAACAAGTTTCAAGCTACAGAGTTCATCATAGATGGTGGACATGGTGAAGGTTTCTGTATCGGTAACATCATGAAATACGCACAACGATATGGAAAAAAAGATGGTTATAATAAAAGTGACTTGCTAAAAGTCATCCACTATGGTATTATAGCTTTACATAATCACGATATAATGGAGAAACAAGATAATGAAATTAAGTGAAAACACGGTATCTGTATTGAAAAACTTTTCAACAATCAATCAGAACCTTATGATAAAAGAAGGTAGTGTTCTGCAAACGATGTCTACTATGAAGAATATAGTTGCAAGCGCTAAAGTTAGTGAGGTCTTTGAAAAGGAAGTTCCAATTTATAATTTGGATGAATTTCTTGCAGCATTATCGTTGTTTGATAATCCAGAATTAGATTTTAAAGACAAGTTTGTAACTATGGGTAATGAGGGTTCTAGAAAGTCTCTCAAATATTGGTATAGTGCTCCAGAGGTTGTTACAAAAGTATCAAAAGAAATTACCATGCCGCCTTGTGAAGTGAACTTTAATTTTTCCGATAAAGAGTTATCTGATATCACAAAAGCAGCTGCGGTTATAGGTGTTCCTGATATGGTATTGGAGAATGGAAGTCTTAGAGTCACCGACAAGAAAAACGATGAAGCAAATCATTTTTCTATGGAAATTGATTATATAAAAATGGATCATGAAACGACTATGGCTGTAGACCACAAGTTTTGGTTTAAAGTTGAAAATCTTAAAATCATGCCTGGAACTTATGAAGTTTCTGTATCTAAAAATAAGATTAGTAATTTTAAAAATACAAATGTAGATATTGAATACTTTATTGCCCTTGAACCAGAATCATATTATGGTAAATAGGGAGAAATTATATTATGGAAGAATTTTTGTGGGTAGAGAAGTACCGCCCAACTGAAGTCGAATCGTGTGTATTACCTAAAGAGTTAAAGAAGACTCTACTTGAGTTTGTTTCAGTTGGAGAACTTCCAAATGTCACTTTCTCTGGTGGGCCTGGTGTAGGAAAGACCACAGCTGCAAAAGCAATACTTGATGAAATTGGTTCAAGTTATATGATGATTAATGGTTCTGAGGAGTCTGGTATTGACGTTCTTAGAACCAAGATCAGAAACTTTGCTTCTACTGTATCTTTATATGGTGGTCGTAAATATTTGATTCTTGATGAGGCAGATTACCTTAATCCACAATCTACACAGCCTGCTTTGCGTGGGTTTATAGAAGAGTTTAGTTCAAATTGTGGTTTCATTCTAACTTGTAATTATCAGAATCGTATCATCCCTGCACTAATATCCAGATGTCCAACTTATGATTTCTCTATACCAAAAGAAGAGAAACAAGAACTTGCTGGTGAGTTTTTTAAACGTGCTTTGAAAATTCTTACTGATGAAAATATTGATTTTGAACCCAAGGCAGTTGCTGCTCTTGTACAAAAATATTTTCCTGACTGGCGTAGAACTTTAAACGAATTACAAAGATATTCCGTTTCTGGAAATATCGATGCTGGCATATTGGTAAATATAAAGAGTGACAACATAAAGGAGCTTATGGGTCACATGAAAAGAAAGGAGTTCACAGATGTTCGTAAATGGGTTGTCAACAATTTGGATAATGATTCTGTACGCCTGTTTCGTAGTATTTACGATAACTTGTATGATTGTGTGGATGGTTCTACTATCCCCCATGTCGTTGTTATACTGGGCGAGTACCAGTATAAGTCAGCGTTTGTCGCAGATCAAGAAATCAACACCCTCGCTTGTTTAACAGAGATAATGGCAAGGGCAAAATTTAAATGATTGATACAATTTTAGATAAATCTAAAGTGCATGTTTATGACGATGTTATGCCTTCACATGATGCACAATTTGTTAATGATATTATGTCAGATAAAGAATTTTTATGGCAGTATTACCATAAGTCAAATAAAGAACAAGAGGTATATCACTGGCATCGCCCAGCTGGTAATTCAGAACAAGATGTTATAAATAATGGATTTGAGTGGTTAATTCCGATGTGGAATCATTTTATGTATAAAATTAAGTTTAAAGAAAAATATGGTATAGATACTTTTCGTAGAATTTATTTTAATGCACATACATATGGAATTGAACCTAAGCGTCATACTGATGATGGTGATTTCACTATGATATATTATCCATTGTTAGGATGGAGAAAAGATTGGGGTGGCGGGACAAGTATTTGGACTGAACATGATCAAGAAAAGAAAGAGAAACCAAATGATATTGAAAAACACGTTGAATACATAGGAAACAGGTTGATTGTTTTTCCGGCCAAAAGATTGCATCAAGCAATGCCTGTATCAAAGAACGTTTTTAAATTAAGAAGTTGCATTGTATTTAAATGTTTTACCACAGAGGCAAATAGTGACAGACTCGATTACTACAAAAGTTAAATATCTTATTGAAATGGGTTGCGGGGAAGTTCATCATAGTGGTGGAACTTTGATACAACACCTTGTTGCTGTTCATGATATTCTTGTTGCTAATGAATCTCCAAAATATATTTGTGATGCTGGATTATTTCATTCAATCTATGGAACAATGTCATTTGAGCATAAAACCACAGAAGATCGTAATGTGATTCGGGAATTGATTGGTTCTAAATCAGAGAGATTGGTGTATGAGTTTTCTATTCTAGATAGACCTAGAACATTTTATATTGGTGAATTGTCAGATGGCCAATTACGAGAAGATTTAACTCTTCTTAATAGTGCAAATCAGGTAGAAATGAATAACCGTACATCTCAAGAAATGGGTTTGGATGAAGCTTATGGTGATTTGTGGAATCGTAATGAAAGTTAAAATTAATGTATGAATTGAAAGACTATCTTAATGCTATAAATAACACCAAAGAACCTCTGATGGATTCTGAGGATGAAACTTGGGAAAAGAAATACCCGCCTTTCGTTGTGAATAAATGTCTTATGCCATTCCAAGATACAATATTTATTGTTAATGAAATGAACCAACTACCAAACATAGATAAAAAGTTACAATTTGATTTTTTCCTAAATAGTCTTAGAGCAAGGAAACGTTATAGTCCTTGGGCGAAGGCGACGAAATTAGAGAATCTAGAGTATGTTAAAGAGTTCTATGGGTATAATAATGAAAAGGCAAAAGCCGCTCTTGATATACTAGATGATGAACAGATTTCCGCTATAAAACAAAGAACAAATAAAGGTGGAAAAAATGGAAGAAGTTAGTTGGACACAGAAGGACATGTTAGAGGTTGTTTTAAAACAGCCCGATGATTTTCTGAAAGTAAGAGAAACACTATCACGAATTGGAGTTGCTTCACGAAAAGAAAAAATACTATATCAATCTTGTCATATACTACATAAACAAGGTAGATATTTTATTGTGCATTTTAAAGAGTTGTTTGCATTGGATGGAAAAGATACTAACTTATCAGAGAATGATGTTGCAAGAAGAAATACAATTGCTAACCTTCTATCTGATTGGGGATTAGTAGATATCATGGGCAATGCAGAACCAGTTGCGCCGTTAAGCCAGATTAAGGTTATATCATTCAAAGAAAAATCTGAGTGGTCACTAGAAACTAAATATAATATTGGTAAGAAACGGGAAGCCTAGTTTGCAAAAGTTCAAGTCATTTATCACTGAGGAAGTTGTACTAGATAAGATAACAGTTCTTATATTAACCAACTCAAAATCAAAAAAACCAGAGATTGTTACTGGTATGTTACTGAAGGCGTGTGCTGAGTTGGGTTTGCCTTGTTATAGGGTAGTTACTACTGAAGCTTGGATTTCTGATAATGATATTGAAAAGGGTACGGTTGCCATCAAAAATTATGATGGTGAAGAAAAGGATATTAAAGTTGATACTGCATCAACTGTAGTGTTTGTGAGAGCTGGTGTTCTACAAGATGAGATTGGCCTTGCATTACTAGGTACACTGCAAAACTCTGGTTGCATGATGATCAATGATCGTGATGGTATGTTGACATGTGATAATAAAATGTCATCCTATACATCGTTTGAACGAAACAATATTCAGACTCCTCGTACATCATTAGTCAATAATGAAAAGAGTATCATTGATGCTCATGAACGTATCGGTGGTAAGTTTCCTGTCATTATCAAAACTTTGACAGGAACACAAGGTATCGGTGTTTCTAAGGTTGACAGTATGGAATCCATGATGAGTGTTATTCAGTCATTGTGGAAATTCAATGCGCCCCTGATCATTCAAGAATTTTTAAAAATAGAGTTTGACGTTAGAACTATAGTTCTTAATGGTCGTATCGTTGCATCAACTAAAAGAATTAAACCAAAAAAAGATTTTCGTTCCAATCGTCATATGGGCGCAGAGACAGAACCATATACTTTGAGTGATGAAGAAAAATCTGAAGTTCTTGCAGCTGCAAGGGCAACTGGTGCATATATGGTTGGTGTTGACCATGCGCTTGTAAAAAATGAGATTTATGTATTAGAATGTAATGGTTCGCCTGGTATGGGATCAGAGTTTCAAAACTACGATATGACTACGGTTCCACAAGAACCTACAAAAGAAAAAGATATTGTGAGATTGATGATTGAGTATTTGCAAAATTCTAAACACAGAAGGTATGCATTTAATCAAGAATCAGGTTATCATGAAACAATAGAAATTGAAGGATATGGACCAATACGAGCCAAGCTTGATACTGGAAACGGCACTAAGGCATCAATGTTTGTTGTTGATAAGATGGATATTGATGGTAAGACTGTTAAGTGGGAAAAAGATGGGAAGAAATTTACTAGTAAAGTGCGGGGTGTTTCAAAACCAACTCATATTGGTAAGATTGCTGAGCGTCCCATAGTACATCTTAAAATTAAATTTAATAATATGATTTATATGGATGTTCCTATTGGACTTCAAACAGAAGATGCTGCAAGTACATTTCTTATCAATAGAGATTTGTTGACAAGATTTAAAGTTACTGTAAATCCAAATAGAAAATTCGTCTTATCTAATTGGTCAAAAAGAAGTGATAAAACGGATTTTGTAGAATAAAGAACTTGACAAATAACTATGGATATAGTATACTCTAAGAATGGATTTTTATACAAACGTAATACAATGGGGTAATCAACTTCTCGTTAGAGGAGTTGAGAATGGCCAACGTGTCAATAAGAAGGTTCGTTATCAACCAACTCTTTTTGATTTAGTTTCACAACCAACAGGATATACAACTCTAGACGGTAAGCACGTTAAACCAAATAAATTTGACTCTATATCAGAGGCAAAGGATTGGTATAATCTTCACAAAAAACAAGGTCTTGTGTTTGGTAACACTCAGTATAATTATTGCTGGATTGGTGATAATTTCCGTGATGATGTTCCTTGGGATAAAGACCAAATTTGTATTGTAACTATTGATATTGAGGTGGAGTGTGAGAATGGTTTCCCAAATCCAAAGGATGCGGCTGAACCTATGTTGTCAATCACTCTAAAGAACCACCAGAACAAGAAGATTATTGTTTGGGGCCTTCATGAGTTCCAAAACCATCGTGATGATGTGGACTATAGAATATGCAAAGATGAAGCAGACTTACTATTTAAATTCTTAGACACTTGGTCTATGATTCAACCAGATGTTATCACTGGATGGAATACAGAGTTTTTTGATATTCCATATCTATGTAATAGAATTACAAAAATTCTTGGTAGTGAGATGGTAAATAAACTATCTCCTTGGGGTAAGGTTCATGAACGTGAAGTTTATCAGATGGGCCGTAAACAACAGGTCTATAATATTTACGGTGTTGCTGCACTAGATTTCTTTGATCTATATCGCAAGTTTACATATACAAACCAAGAACGATACACACTAGACCATATTGCATTTGTAGAGCTAGGTGAACGAAAAGACGGCAATCCATATGAAACTTTCAAAGAATGGTATCAGAAAGACTATCAATCGTTTATCGAATACAACATTCAAGACGTTGAGATTGTAGATAAACTAGAAGATAAGATGCGTCTTATTGAACTGTGCCTGACTATGGCGTATGACGGTAAGGTGAATATGACTGATGTTCTTGGCCAAGTTCGGTATTGGGATGTTGTTATTTATAATCACCTTCGTAAAAAGAAGATAGTAATTCCACAGAAAACAGAACATGAGAAAAGTGAAAAGTTTGAAGGTGCATATGTCAAAGACCCTCAAGTTGGTATGCACAATTGGGTTATGTCGTTTGACTTAAACTCTCTGTATCCTCACCTTATCATGCAGTATAACATCTCGCCAGAAACACTAGTAAACGGTGGATCAAATATGGTTGAAGGAATGGTAGATAAAATTCTTGATGGGAAATTGAAGAACGATACGGAACATTGTATGACACCAAATGGTGCATTTTTCCGTAGAGATATAAAAGGGTTTCTCCCAGAATTGATGGAGAATGTTTATGATGATCGTGTCAAATATAAAAGACTTATGCTTGAAGCTAAACAAGAATATGAAGACACAGGTGAAGCTTCTTTACTTAAAAAGATATCTCGTTACGACAATATCCAGATGGCAAAGAAGATTTCCCTCAACAGTGCGTATGGTGCTATTGGGAATAATTGGTTTCGCTATTTCGATTTGTTGGTTGCTACTGCAATTACAACATCTGGCCAATTATCTATACGATGGATTGAAAAGAGTATTAACATTTATCTCAATAATATTCTTGGAAGTAAAGATGTGGATTATATCATTGCCTCTGATACTGACTCAGTATACATTACTTTTGAGAAATTGGTTAATAAACTCTTTAAAGAGGGGACACCGAATGAAAAAATTGTCAGCTTCTTGGATAAGATCGCAACTGAGAAGTTGGAACCATTTATTGATAAGAGTTATCAGCATCTTGCTAAGGAGATGAACGCATACGAACAGAAGATGAAGATGGATAGGGAAGCAATTGCAGATAAGGGTATCTGGACTGCCAAGAAACGATATATCCTAAACGTCTGGGATATGGAAGGTGTTCGGTTCAAAGAACCACACCTAAAGATTATGGGGATCGAAGCAGTTAAATCAAGTACTCCAGCACCATGCAGAGAGAAGATTAAACAGGCTCTGAAGATTATTATGATTGGTGATGAAAAACTGCTAAACAAGTTTATACAAGAATTTAGAGAAGAGTTTATGAATTTACCGCCAGAAGATATTGCTTATCCCAGAAGTTGTAATGGTGTGCAAAAGTTTCGTGGTGAATCTCAACTGTTTGCAAAGGGCGCTCCTATTCATGTCAAGGGAGCAATTCTATATAATCATTTGGTTAGTAAAAATAAATTGGAAAACAAATACCAATTGATACAGGAAGGCGATAAAATCCGATTCCTTCACTTGCGTCAACCAAATTCATTCCAATCTTCTTCATTTTCTTTTATGACAAAAGTACCAAAGGAACTTGACATTATTGGTAAAATAGACTATGATATGCAATATGAGAAGTCGTTCCTTGAACCACTTCGTGTGATAACTGATAAGTTGCAGTGGATGCTGAAAAACGATGAAGTAGGAAGTTTAGAGGATTTTTTTGGATGATATTAAATAAACAAGATGCACTTTATGCAGCGAATGTATTTGTAGATTACTTTTCTAGCTTTGGTAGGATTGATGATTATCTTCGCAAGGTAAAACTTGAGAGGATGTCCAATTATCCTACGTCCCTGCCTGGTATGGGCCCGCAAGATGATATGTTCAGTGATTTTACCATGCATCCAAACGATATGGAGTTTGAGTGCCGTGAAGTAACAAATGAGACATTTGTGAACTATCTGGAGATTGTAACTTCTCATGCGGTAGAGGTATCAGTGCCAGGCAAAGCAATCAAGTGGGTTGTGTATGAAAAAAACA